TTAAACCCGGCACTTTTAAGAGAGTGTTATATAAGCGATCAGTATGATTACTGCGGACAATATGAGCCTCTTTAGCATTCTCAGTTAATGACCAAAGGATCTCTTGAGTAGCTGTGCGATCTTGGTCAAGAGTTTGTTGATAAGCCAAAGGTGTTTTCTCAGCCCATCGAGAAATGGTTTGAAAGTCAATCTCATCGCCAACACATAGAACGCTGTCAAACTTCTCACGCCTTGCAAGTTTGATGACATTTTTGACTGCTTGCTCATGGTGGTAGGGTATTTGAAGATCGCTGATAACTAAATATCGCTTAATCGTCATCCTCATCGTCAGATGGGTCTATGCTAGGAATAATCCCACCATCGCCAACAACCCAATTCGGAAATGTTTTGATTTCAGTCATGAGCCAAAATGCGTGCTCTGGTGTAAATCCTGCTTTTCTTGCAGCTTTGTAACATTCATGCAACGCAATGTAATGCGCATCAATCTTTGATGGATCAGGAGTGTGGCGAACTACGCGCCTATTGATCTTTGTCCGTTTAGTGGTTTTGCGTGTGTTCGCCATAAAATAAATTATCGCTTACTAATTAAGATAAACAAATCATCAACACGCGCTTCTAATCTGTTCAACTGATCTTTCATGCTTGACCCGCCATTGGGTCTAAGTTCTTGCAAATAGGCTTTAATAACCCAGCGTAGAACCAGCAATCCAGTCGCGATTAAACTGCTTGCGCCAACGGCAATACCAATTATTTCGTTTGCGCTCATTTAGCATTGACACCATAATCCGCTTCACTCCCAGAATTTGGATCAATTGCTTTAGCGATAGGTGCAACTAGCGCACCAAGTAATACTGCAAACTCTGGTCTGATGTCAGCAACAATTGCCAATGCAACAGTTATGCCACTAGCTGCAACAGCTCTTAGATATGACTTAATTGCTGCTTTGTGTTTCTTAGATAGTTTCATTGTGCTCCTATGGTCGGGCAACAGCCATTACCAATGAGTAACTTCTGCGCTTTAGATATACGCCATCACCATTGGATTGACTGCCACTTTTGTCTGCTGATGTATTGCCTTCGATAACCTGCAAATACTTTAGAGCTGTATTGTTAAATTTAATTATGCCAACATGATCCGGTTCTGCATCTTTGTCAAATTGAAAGAATGCAATATCGCCTACTTTAGCTTGACCGACTGGAATTAACTTATTGGTTTCTGCAAAGAATTTTAGACCATGAGCACAGCTTGCAAATCCTTTTTTGGATTGAGATCTGACTTTGCCACTAAGTCCTGCTTTATCATAGCACCAAGACACAAACATGGCACACCAAGGCTGATTGTTTAGTTCATACCAATCGCCATACTTTGTATCATTGTTGCCTGTTTCGGTATAGCCAATCTCAGCTTTAGCAACCTCAATTAAACTTGGCATGATTAGCCAAGTATCGTTTTGAGTTCATCGGCAGTTAAACCAAGACGATCAAGGATTGCAGCCTTGGCAGTTGCCTTTGCTTCGGCTTCGGCTTTTGCAATTGCATTTTCTGCTTGATTTGCTTCATATTGTTTCAATTCAGCAGCCGTCATTTCACGATCAATAACTTCATCTGTTTCTGTATTGTGTATTCTAATCATTGGTTTACTCATTATTTAACTCCATATATTTCTACTGTGCCTGCGGTAAAAGCGCCTGATGTAGTTGCAAATCGCAATTTATTTATTGCGCTGTTACTTGCAACTGAGCCAAAAGAATGCCAAGCAACTTGGGCGGCAGATGTATTTGTATAGTTGCCTAAATATAAATAATTTTTATAGTTTGTAGTTGCGCTGTAATCATAATAAGTTAATGCCCAAAAATTAGTATTATCAGCCCCAGACACTTCTTGGTTTAGAGCATCATCTGATGTTAATCTAAATGATGAACCTGAAATGTATGCTGGTGTTGAATAATTAGACATACGCCAACCGACAACGCTACTTAACTCAGTCGCACCATTAAATGTTTTAACTGTATAAACAGCATTAGTGTTTACTACAACATTATACATATATACCCGTAATTCTATGTAATCTTGACTAATGCTACTTATATCAGTTGATGCGCCTGATAATGTAGTTGTAGATAATAAAGTCATACCACCAGCAGCAGGAGCAGCCCAAACAGGAACTCCACCAGTAACAGTTAAAACATTTCCTGTGCTGCCAATTCCAAGTCTAGTTTTAACATTTGCACTAGATGAACGATAAGCAATATCGCCAAGAGTTGTTTCTGGATTTAAGTTTTTGGTTGTTGTATCAACAGATGAACCAAGCGTGCGAATAGCAGCTGCGCCATCTTTGACCAGCGCAGTATCGTCTGGTGTTGTCCATCCATAATTAGTAGTGGTTGCCATTTTGTCCTATTCTCAGGAAACGATTGTAGCGTATTCCCATGTCAATGTTGCGCTTAAAGTGTTCCATGCCTCGCCAATTGGCACAGTATTCCATCTCATCGAAAATTGGCTAAATGCCACAGGCGACAAGTTTATTGTTAGGAATAACTCGTTGAACCTAGTGCTCCATGACCAACCTTCAACATATCCTTCAAACTCACCGGTTGAAATTTGAGCGGGTAGGTTTTGCAGGTTAAGAGGTTGCCCCATGAATACGCCAAGCAAATTATCCCGATCACTATTGTCTATTTCAGGATTTGTAATTGGGAATGTAATGCTCTGGAATGCTGGTTGTGGAAATGCTCGTTGGGCAATATAGCGATCTGCAACAGCTTGAGCATCCACAGCTGAATGAAGGACTGACTGAATGTTTTCGGCTTTGTAGCCATAAGTTGCAATTGAACTTGCTGAGGTTGCTGTTTCCTGTGATCCAAAATTGTTGCCATAATTAATATACACATCATTGCGAATATCGCCTGATCTTGTAATTGTGCTAAGTCCTTGACCTAGTGCATGTCGGGCATCAAGATCAACATAGCCATTAGCCAAAAGATAAGTCTGCCTGTGGTCTGCATCTGCGTATCCGATATTGCCTTCATTGTCCTCGTATAAATATCCAAATGCTGAGTTTGCTATTAATTGCGCAATGTTGAAAATAGTATCTGCATCCGCTGCTCTATTTTCCATTGTGTAAAGACCCGGCTGATCTATCTCACCAAGTCCTAGATTTAAGGCATCGGCCCATGTTTCAGTTGCATCATATCCTGACCAAGTTGTAGCTGCAGGAACATCATTCCAAGATCCAAGCAATACGCTAGACAATAAAGCATATATCTGATCGCCATCCTCATCTTGTGAGATTGTGCCTGCATACAATTCTTTTGCTAACTTAACAAGTGATCCCATTGCAAGAACTGAGTATTGTATGACAGTTGCGTTTGATCCAGTTGCGCCCACGCTGACTGTAATATCAGTTATGTCGCCACCAAAGATATTGACATAAGCAGCTGATGTGTCTTTGACTTGCAGACTTAAACTGTCGTTAATATCAAATGGCAATGTTTGACCAGTTAGTGCCACAAATGTAATTTGCAAATAAGATGGATTTGGTTGCTGGTAAATATCTGTTCTCCCAGCTTGATGCTGAATATCGCTAATTGCTATATCTGTGTAATCAACACCTGCAACTGTGAGTTTCCAATCGGGTGACCAAGCGGTCATTATTTACCTACTGTTCCGCCGACTAATAGTCCTTGTGATCTTGCTGCGCTTTGATTAAGCACACCTGCCACAGCTCTTGCAGCACCTTCGCCATCGATAGCATTGACTGTGATATTAACTGGATTGCCTGAGCCATAAGTAAAGTTTGATCCGCCTCTAGGAACTGTTGGCAATGATGATCTACCTGCTGATGGTGCTGGATTAGGTAATGCACCAACATTTACTCCGGGAATTATATTAACTATTTTAATAAACTCATTTGCAAGCGATACAACTAAACCAATTGCTTCTCTTAAGAATGTAATAAATCCTGAAATAATGCCTGAGATAGTTGCAATTGTTCTACCAAAACTTGCAGCACCTTGTTGAGTTTCTGATAAGGCTGCATTTAATCCTGCATCGCCTGTAAATCCTGCAATAAATGCATTCAAGGCTGGAACAGCAGTATCGTTTAAGAATGTAATAAACTTCTCAACCTGTGGCAATAATGCAGTTCCTAGACTTTCCTTAGCCTCATCAAATCCAACCTTTAAGCGATCAATCTTGCCTTGAAATGTTTCTGCGTTTGCAGCTGCTGCCCCACCATAGAGTTCTGATAACTTAGCCTGAACTTCGGTAAAAGATAATGTTGAAAGTTCGGCTTTAGATAATCCAAGTCCTAACCTGCCAAGAGCTGTTGTGTTGCCATCCTGAGCACGACCCAACGCATTTGCAACTGTTTCTAATTCAATGCCTTTGCCTTTGCTAATATCTAACGCAAGGCTTAACAATCTTTGTGCTTCACCAGTATCTTTTGTGCTAACTGCAAGTCTTTGCATGGCTGGTCTAAGTTTGTCATCGGCAACGCCAGTCGCTAAAGATGTCTTGAGGATCATGTCCTCAGTTGCTCTTATTTGGTCATCAGTAGCACCTGTGGCAGTCCTTAATGCATTGGCTAACCTAAGTTGTGCAGCTTCATCCTCTATCGCAGCCTTGACCCCATCAACGGCTAATTTAGTGCCATAGGCAAGAGCAGCAGCAGCAGCGACCGCAAATGCAGCAGCAGCCTTTTTTCCAAATGCGCCGACCTTATCGCCAAATGTTTCAATTTCTGTATCTGCTTTTTTGAGACCTTTTTGCAAGCTGTCAATATCAGCAACAATTGAAAGTGTTAAAGCTCTATTACTATTGGCTGCCATCAGACCATTCCTTTACCATGCTTGCAATAATTTCGTTAAATTCTTTTGTTATCTCAGGTTGTGATGCTCGGATTGCTGGATAGATAAACCAACCTCTTGAACCCGGACCTTTAGGCATTGATCCAGACCAGCGTGGCATGTTTGGATATTTTTTACTTCCAAACTCATAACCTCCACCAATTCCTGGTCTATTTCCAGGCTGATCATATCGAGTGTTAAATTGTGTTGTTGCTCCACCTGAAAACTTTTGACTAGCAAAACCAAACTTCAATTCACCTTGCAATGATGATTTTTTAACTTGCCCACCATCAGCAATTCTTTGTGCAACCTTGCCTCTTGATACCGCTTTAGCTCTAATTGATGAAAGTTGTCTGCCGACCAATTCTTGTATTTTTGTTTTGACCTGTTCTTTTGCAATATCATCTAGGTTGCGCAAAACTCTTGAGATTTGGTTTAATTCTTTTTTAGAAAAGAAAATAGTTGGCTCGGTGCTAACTGCCATGTCGAGCCTCCAATACTTCTATTGCTGTCAAGATGTCGTCTGCATCAACCCATTCACTCATTGGTATCTTTGTGGCAATTGCCAACTCAACCAATAATCTGCTTAGGCTTCCTGCTGGATGACTTTTGGGTCTGCATCACCGACTATTACATCGGCAATAGTTTCCATCCAAGCCTCAAATGGTTTAACTGGTTTTCCAGCAGCTTCGCGCTTGTGTGCGTTGTATGCTAAAAACATCAGATCCCACATGCCAAGTTTTTCTTTTGCTTGGCTTATGGTATGACCAGTTGATTTTTCCCACTTAGCCCACTCAGGCGGTTGGGCAATATATGTTGCTTGCTCGCCTGAGTTATATTCAATTGTAATTGGTAACTTCATTGTTTGCTCCCGTTGTTAGATCTTAACTAAATGTTTCGGTTACTGCGCCACCTGTAACTAAAAACTCAAATGAAACTGTTTGTGCATCCATTCCTGTTCCGCCTGCTGTTGGGTAACTTGGCTTTATTGGGAATGAAAATGATGCTCCAGTTGCACTTACAAATGTAACTGTAATATCTGTATCTGGTGAAGTATCGCATGCAGTCCAGATTGCTTCACATACTGAGTTTGTCTTGCCCCAGTCGGCTAACATTTCTACTGCAAAAGTGGCTGATACATTTGTGGTTTTGTAAGCTTCGCCATCAAGTGTTTGATAGGTCTGTCGCTCTAAAACCTTTGTCAAAATTGCGCTGGTTGCTTGTGCTTCGATGTCTGTTCCACCTGTGAAAGACAACGAAATATCGCGACCGGTTATTACTGTGGTTGCCATGATTTCTCCTTAGACTGTGCGTGTGTAGTAGGTAGATACTCGAACATCTGCAATAAGCAAAGTCGATGCTCCGACTGTGGTAACTGTTGGTCTTTCGACCGAGCTGACAATATATCCTGCTGGAATTACTGCCAGAACGCTAATGACTAACTGCTCAATGTTATCAAGTGATGCAGGATTGCTGTTGTAAGCAACTGCAACTGATATTGTAAAATTAACTTTTGCTCGTATGTTGCTTTTGTTTATTGTTTCAAATTCTAGGTATGGGCTATCTGGCACAACAACAACTGCCGGCGGTATTACTGTTTCAGGCACGAATGCATAAACATTTCCTGCAACGCTAGATAACGCGCTTGCCAAAGGTGTGCGGATCTGTTCTAAGATTGTTTCATTAGGCATTTATTGACACATGCTTTCGGGATCAATGTATGAACCAAGTAAGCCAACGCATTTGTTAAATAATGATCTGCCCATACGAAAAGGTGTAGCTGTAAAATCTACTCCTTCGATTTGTCCTCCGCCGGCAAGTCTTGCTTGAAAGACTTCGACTGAAACTGTGTAAGTGGCTGATTGAACAGCTGTGTTTCCAACATAAGTTGATGCACCAGATAAGGTAGCAACTCCGGATGGGATGACATTAGCTTCGAGTATATTGGCATTAGTGATTGCAGCCGTAAAGGTGTATTGCTCCAAATCTCCTGCCAAAACTGTTCGTGTTCCGTTGTATGGGCTTCCGCATCCTGTGATGACAACA